GCGGATTATATTCATATTGCTTTGCTTGAACGCATTGAAGAACTGGAGTCTGAAATAATAGCAATTTACAGCCTAGATCCCTGTGTAGAGCCTACCATAGTTTTTAAGGGTATGATGTTCTGGATAAAAGCACCGGGTGCATTCCAAGGTACTTTACCTAAAGATGCTGTTTGTCTGTTCAAAGTAATAGGGAGGGCTGATATTGAAGGAGCTATCGTTGGGATGGTCACCTATGATCCAGAGTCCGACTCAAGAGAGAAACTTGTCGCAATTCCGTTTGGATTGTGGCCTACAGTTGCAGTTAGGCAGTGTCTTCATTGACCCGTTTGACGACGCTCAGCACTGGTTGAAAGGAAAAGATGAGAAAAGAAGAATTAGATGAGCTACTTGACGAACTGAAGGAAATATGCGAGGATCTTAAGCTAGTCTACGTTGGACTCTTTTTACCTCCCCACTCTAAAAAAGACTATGTTGCAGTAGAACTGACAACCGCTAACCAGCACGCTAAACTTTTGAAAGCATTTGAGCGATCAGAATTTTGTGATATACTCTTCTGGGGTGCTATACCTTACATACACCCAGAAAGAAGAGAAGGACGTATTCTAGTTGCTTGGCCTGTAACATAAAATTAGGTGACGTTAAAGAAGAGGACAGCGCTAAGTGCGCACTATAAGAGAGCAAAATTTATAAGCTCTCGAAACACAGGATGTAATAAAACATGGCAATTATCAAAGATGCTACCATTTTCTGGTTGAAGGCTGACCCTAACAACCCTGTCAAAATCGGAGACGATAACGATGGTAATCCTCGTATGGGTTGGGAAGTCGAACTGCGAACAGAGGACAAGGCAGAGGCCAATAAGTGGCGTAAAGAGTATAACGCTACTAAACATGTAAAAGCTGTTCGAGAAGACAAAGACGATGAAGAGTCGACTATTCTTTTCTATCGTTGGAAGCTTCGTCGTAACCAGTTTAAGGCAAACGGCCAAGAATCCAGCCCGCCTGAGATCCTTCGCGGTGATACAGGAGAGGCCTTCAGCGATCCTAAGATCGTTGGTAATGGATCGATTGGTGATGTTCGTATCTTCACACGAGAATACACGCACGATGGTGTGACTAAACACGTTCATTACTTTCTTGGTCTCTCTGTTAAAGAGCTTCACCGCTATGTACCTCGGCCTAAAGAAGAGTTTGAGCACGTCAACTCTATGAAGGTTGTTGATCCAGATGGTGACGAAGATGGTGATGTTGGTTCTAAGGCACTAGAGAAAGCTGACGCCCAACCAAAGAAGGGTCGAGCAGCACCAAAGAGTAAAAAGACTACACCAAAAGATCTTGATGACGAAATCCCTTTTGACCAAGGGTGATAGGCCATGAATACCACCGAAGAGTGGCGTCTATCCCCCAGCTTGACCGATTACATGGTTAGTTTAGAAGGTCGTGTAATGCTTACCGGCTCGAAAGTATAAATAACAAAAACAAGGGGGGGCTATAATAGCCTCCCCAAACAACTGAAAGGGTTGAGAATATGTCTGAAAGATTCATGGAGTTCTACAGCGGTAATCTAAGCCTAGTAGATGAAAATTACAGCCTACACTTTATTGAGAGTGGACCCTGTGCCCAAAAGGGTTACATCATGCTTATTAGAGATGGGTGTTATACTATGGTTGATATGCGAGCGCATATGTCTTTAATAGAATCGAATGCTCGTTACAATAATATCGACATCTCTAACTGGGAATGGTGCTCTTGTGAAGTATTAGACGATCCTTATAAATGGGCTTTCTTCTTTGGGAAAACTTATGGCAACGAATGGAAGGACAATCCTATGGCTTTAGTAGAGCTTAAAACAAAAGAACAAATTATGATGTGTCGTGACCAGTTTGAAGAACGAGCGGCAATCATGGCAGAGGGTAACCACTGGTCTCAAGACTTTGCTGCAGACAAAGTAGCACGTCTCTACGGATACATTAGCGCAGAAGCCCTGCGTTATGATCTCTCTAAGGCACTTGATGAAATTGAAGAAGAAGCTTATAATGGATGATATCTTTGAAACTAAAAAAAAAAAGCGCCGTTTGAAAAGCAATTAGCAGACGTTAAAGATGAAGAGGTCTGTGTTGGTTGGTGGGTCCCCCACGTATTCAGTGTCAAGAGGTGGAGAGATGTAGTTGCCCGAAACGGAACAGAGAAAGAACAAACTTCAGCGTTGATAGGACTTAGAGGAAAGATGTATGACACAGAGAGACGCGCAAACTTTTATAACCACCACAAAAAAGAGGCAATCCCAGTGTACGCTAAGAAAACAGACCTTCTCCAGAGTGAGAAGGAACAGTCTTAACTATAACTAAAGAAGAGGTATTATATGACAACAGAACGTGAAAAAGGCCAAAACTCGGTGCAAGCTAAGCATCACCAACTGATTCCGGCAGAGGAAATGATCCGAGCCTTGCAAACTGGTAGGGACATTGGATACAATGACCTTGCTGCCTACATTGGTAGTAAGATCAATCCCTATGTTTCACCGAGTGTGGTCAACGCACTAAAGTATCAAACTCGTCTCGGTCGAAAAGATGATGAGCGTATTGAGCTAGAAAAGGCAATCTGGTATCTTATGGATGCTCACAACCGCATTTCTGATACACAGAAACAGCCACGGGAATTTGCTCCTTGGGCACACATGGGAAAGATTAAACAGTGTAAAGACCTTGGTGTAGACATGAATCTCTTTTATCCCGGTATTCCTAACGAGACTTTCCAAGGAGGAGACGAATGGCTAGACGAAGGTGTGTCTACGACACTGAAGCAAACGGGTTCCTAAGAAGCGCAGACAGATGGTTCTGCGGCGGTATTATAGACCTTGATACTAAGGAAGAAAAATGGTACGGTCCTCTCGAATTTGAAAAGTTTTTAAGAGACCTATGTACATACGATGTCCGCGCTGCTCATAACGGCGCGGGCTACGACGAATACCTACTTATTAAGCTAGCAAGACTTAACGGTATAACATGGTACAAGCATAATCACGATAAGTTTGTTGATACCCATGTTATGTCTAGAGTGCTCAATTATAATAGGTTTGATGCTTCTGATCAGAACTACCAAAACTATCTAAAATGGCGGAATGAACAGGGTGATTTTGGTTTGTTTAAAAAACCTAAGCTTGTCATGGGTGATAGCCACAGCCTTGCCCGATGGGGTATTCACCTTGACAACTACAAAGGTGAATGGACAGACTTTACTAAGTTCAGTAAAGAAATGTTTGAGTATATGAAACAAGACGTTCGTCTTATGGTTCCTATTTATAAAGAACTACTAGGCGAAGTAACCCATATAGTCAAATCAGGGCAGAAGAACATTGTAAGAGCTATCCAAATTGAGACAGACTCTGCTAGAATTGCCGCAGAACAACTCATTAACGGTTGGTTAATTGATCGGAGAAGCGTTTGTGATGTTATCGATAAAATTGACAAACGTATGGATGAGATTACATCAGAAGTTAATCCTCGTCTTGGTAAAGAGCCTCAGAAGATCAGTGGAGATCGGAAAGGGTATAAATCTGACACCATAAGATACACAGACGAGTACGATCACGACAACTTCACTGGTGGCTTTGCTAAGAAATGGGCTGTTCAAAAGAATGGTCTGTTCCCGAAAGCACTTCGTGAAACCTTTGACTTACCAGAAGATGCAGGTAAGAAGAACAACTACGGTGTTTGGGGTGATTACTGTCGTGTAACATTCCGTGATGCTGATATTGGTTCTACAGACTCAGTTAAACGATATCTATGGAAAATTGGCTGGGAGCCAGATGACTGGAATGGTAAGTGGGAGTTTGACGAAAGAGGTAAACGTTATTGGAAAAGGACTTCCCCAAAAATTACTAGTACTTCGTTAGAGTTGCTTGATAACGCAGGAGACATTAATGAGTTTTACACTCTAAGGTCTCGTAAATCAATTATGGATGGATGGGAAGATCATTTCTCTGATGATGATCGTCTCCACGGAGATGTTATTAATATTGGTACACCAACCTTTAGACAGACTCAGTCCGTTATTGTAAATCTACCATCAGGTAATGCTACACTTGGGAAAGAAGTCAGAAGCCTCTTTATTGCTGAAGAGGGTTGGTCTGTTGTGTCGGCTGACTCCGCTGGTTGTCAGCTAAGGCTTCTAGCTCATTACATGAAAGATGATGAGTTCCTAAAAGAACTTCTCGAAGGAGACATGCATCAGAACAATGCTAATATTCTTTCTCGTAGTGCTACATCTATTCTTAAGTCATCAACTATTGTCAGCCGAGCAGATGCCAAACCCTTCATTTTTGCATTTCTTTACGGTGCCGGAGGGCCTAAACTTGCCAAGATTCTAAAGCTTCCCGAGTCTGTTGGTTTCCAACTTAAAGAGGAGTTCCAAAAGGCTTATCCAAACCTCGATAGCTTGATCAATCGTGTTAAAAATATCGTAAAAAAGCAAGGATTTATCGTAGGTCTAGACGATCGACATATCTATTGCAATCAGCCTCATAAAGCTCTCAACTACCTCATCCAAGGTGCTGAGGCGATCGTTATGAAGGCAACTATCTCCATGATTTGGCGTAGGTTTAAAGAAGAGGGCATTGCCTACCGATTCCTATTGTTCTATCATGATGAGATCAATATTGAAGTAAGGAACGATTACGTTGAAAGAGCAAAAGAAATCATCATTGAGAGTTTTAAGGAAGCCCCGAAAGAATTCGGTGTTGACATTATGGTATGCGGGGATTGTAAAGCTGGAAAAGACTACTTTGAAGTCCACTAATCATAATAAGAAAGATAGGGTACACAATCAATGACCAAAGTTAAAAAGATTGACGACACTTATAGCATTGAGTTCAACAAAAACTTTAATGATAAACCCGGTAGAGTCTTGAGACATGGTTACTACACAGGTCTGAACTTTCACCATGACCTACCAAACTTCACTCTTTCTATGTGGTATAGAATTCTAGAGCTTGAAGAGTTCGTAAAATCGAAAGGTCTAAATGTCCCATAAGACTAAAAACAAAAAAGAAAACAGGCTACCAGACATATTGATTAACGTTGAGAATAAGTCTGGAGTCAGAATTATAGACTTCCAAAGGCAACCTACTGGAGACCCTATGAAAGTGTACATATCAAGAGATGGGGTTCTTCAAATTGTTCAAAACACAGACTTTGGAGTAGACACAGTCAGGTTTGACGTTAGGTGTCTTGCAGCACTCCTAAAGGCTCTAGGTGTAGATTGGGAAAATGAACTTGAAGGAAACTTCTCTCTACACCCCCAAAAGTATGGGGAGAAGGTATAAAAGAATACGCAGTGGAGAAGAAACCAAAGAATATCAAAAAGGTTAATAGGTTGCATCCTCTCAATGGAGAAAAAGAGTATCACCCGGTTACAGGACAGCTACGTCCAAGACCTTTTGAAAATGAAAGAGTCAATGACTGGAAATGGTTCAAACCAAAGACTATTCGCGGGGCAAAAAAGTAAACAATGGATACTAATATGAACAAATACGAATACGGAATTACCCATGAAGAGGGTGAGGGAGAAGAATACACTTATCGATTCCGACTAGAGGTAAAGTCTTTTCCAAATGTTGCAGTTGCTCTTAGTGAACTGGCATCAAAGAAAGGGACAGATTACCCAATTGAGATTGTATCGGATTTCCCAATTGGAAAAGATGTTGCTTTTCAACAAGCTTATGAGGGGGTGATGACTGAAATCCTAAGTGCTGTAATGCAAGGAATTGATCTTGACCTAATTTCAAAGGAAGATGATAATGCAGGAAGTAATCCAGTATAAGCCAAAGAACAGGAGACTCTTAATCGATGGTGATGTTCTTGTTCACATGGCTTGTTGGCAAAAACCAGCATCTAAGGCTGACTTAGAAGAGATGGAATGGAGAGGTGCAAGTCTTAAGGAGATAGAAGCAGCAAAACAAACCTATCAGCCTTCAATTGAACACGCTCAAGACCGTTTTGAGCATTTTGTAGAGCACATATTCGAGAGCCACTACATACCAGAAGAAGAGGCTGTGTACTCAATGGCAGTTGGCAACTCTCAGGATAACTTTCGAAAGAAAATACATCCAGAGTACAAGCTTCAAAAAGCAAGGGCAACATCTAATAAGAAAAGAGCGCCTTATATTGATGAGCTAAGGTTCTGGGCAGTAGATGTATTTGATGCCCATTACTGTCAAGGTTACGAAGCAGATGACGCTATTGGTGTCTGGGCTACCAAGCTAGGGGAAGATAACTATGTTGTAGTCACGGTTGACAAAGACCTAGACATGATACCCGGATATCATTTAGACCCAAAAACAGAGGTTAACGCTAAGAGGCGTTGGCACGTCAATGAGGAACAAGCCGATATATTTTTCTGGAAACAGATGTTGACCGGCGACTCCATTGACAATATTCCGGGTATAGAAGGAATAGGACCAATCAAGGCAGGTAAGATTTTGTCGGGCTTGACAACACCACAAGAACACAAAGAGGTGGTAGTTTCTAAGTATGGTCTTAAATACGGTAACGAGGGTTTCAAGAAGCTTTTGTTCAATGGTAGTCTCCTTCATATCTGGAGGACAAAAGGAGACATTTGGACATTTGACCCAGAAGAATACGAAGAAATCACCAATTCCCACGCCGTTATTGTCTAAGGACAACCTAGGCCACTGGTCATTCCGAAGAAAATTTAGAACTTCGGAGTGGTTTGGGTTTGTCTATTGTATCACAAGAAAAAGTGACGGTAAATTTTACATTGGCAAGAAAGTGTTTAGGTATAACGGATTAAAGAAATCACCTAAATACGGAAAAGAACATTCTTGGAGAACCTATGCGGGTTCGTCTAAAAATCTTAAAGACGATATAAACAAATTAGGAAAAGACGCATTTGAGTTTGAGATAATTGATCTCTACAAAACAAAAGGTGGTCTTTACTACGGAGAGGTTTACCTGCAAATGCTCTCTGACTCTATAACCTCTACCCTTCCTTCGGGGGAGTACGCTTCATATAATCGTGTTATATCAGCAATTAAATTTGTTCCTCACGAAAACGTTTCCTCGGCTACAAAAAAGTATGCTGCTAAAATTAAACGTAAGATCCTTGAAAGGAATAAGAAAAATGGAATACAAAGTAGTTAAATGTTCTGATAGGTATATATTGGAGAGCCAAGTTAATAGTCTTATGCAAAAAGGCTATAAACCTATTGGTGGGGTGTCTTTCTTGGGAGATAATAAATTTTCCCTTGAGAGTTGGACGCAGGCTATGCTAAAGGAGTAAAATGCCCAAGTATAATCAGATTTGCCCCGCTCATGGGGGTAACAGCTTCACAGTCTTTGATGATGGTGGTGGTTACTGTCATAATGCAGAATGTGGAGCAAAGTTTAAATCAGGGTCGTTTGATCCCGATACTGGAGAGGAAATGGGTATCGGAGAATATAAAACAAAGGAGGAATACTCTAAGAAACCAAAGGGTTGGTCTGATCGTAAAGACCCTAAGTTTGCCAAAGCTGTATTTGATGCCTATGACTCGGATAAATACGAGTTGAAGAAAATATCTCTACGAACAATGGAGCTATACAACTGTAAAGTATCCTACTTTGATGATGGGGACCAAGAAGCAGTTTATTATGCCTATAACATTGATGATGGTATTCCAAAAGGCTATAAGAAGAGAGTTCTACCTAAGGATTTTTCTGAAGGCACAGTAGGTGAAATGAAAGGCTTGTTTGGTTGGGGTCTGTTCCCAAACAAGGGTAAGAGGGTAGTAATCACCGAAGGTGAAGACGACTGTATGAAAGTACAAGATGGCAACTACGGCATCTATAAAAGACACTATCCTGTTTACTCTATTCGAAGTTCCGTTGCAACAAAAGACTTAATTGACGTAAGAGAGGAACTCAGGAAGTTTGATGAGATTGTTATCTGGTTTGATAATGACGGACCCGGTCAAAAAGCAACTAAAGAAGCCGCTAAGATACTTGGCTACGACAAAGTTAAGGTTGTTCAGACAGTTGATGGTGTAAAGGATGCTTGCGACTATGCAAAAGAGTATGGCATAGACCACGTAGTTTGGGCTATTGCTGATGCTAGAGAGTATTCTCCTGCTGCTATTCTTAACGGTAAAGACCTCTGGGAAAGGCTAGAGGCATATAACAATAAACAGTCTGTACCTTACCCAGACTATATGGAGGGTCTAAACGAAAAGCTTAGAGGTATACGAACTGGTGAAATTACCCTTTGGACCTCTGGCACAGGCTCTGGGAAGTCTACCCTAATGAGAGAGATCGTTTACCACCTACAGCAGGGTGTCTCAGAGGAGACCGGAGAGGCATGGGTTCACTCCTCTAGTAGGGTAGGTATCATCAGCCTAGAGGAGTCACCAGAGGAGTACACTAAGAAGCTCTCTGGTATGGCTATCAACAAGAACCCCTCTTACGAAGATGTCCCTATGGAAAACCTGAGAGAAGGCTTTGATAAGGTCTTCGCAGATGGAGATATTCTGGTGTTGGACCATCAAGGCTCTATCAGCGACGGGTCTATTATGGACCACCTAGAGTTCATGTGTCTGAAAGGTTGTAAGTATCTTTTTATCGATCACATTACAATTCTTGTTTCTGAAGGTTCAGACGGGCTTACTGGTAATGAAGCCATTGACAAGATTATGAACAATCTCTTACATCTAGCTAAGAAGTATGATGTGTGGATTGGTCTAATCTCTCACCTTCGTAAAAGAAACAACGACCAGAAAACTTTTGAACAAGGTCGTATTCCGTCCCTAGACGACATCAAAGGTTGTTTAGCTTATGACACAGAAGTATTAAGCTATAAGGGTAGAAAAGTAAAAGTACAAGACATCAAAGTTGGTGACAAGCTCATGGGTCCAGACTCATTACCAAGAACAGTTATGAGCCTAAAAACCGGTGAACAACGTATGTATAAAGTATCTAACAAAACATCAAAAGATTATTTTATCTGTAATGAGAACCATGTATTGACTCTATCAAGAAATAATAGAATGTTTGATATGAAAGTTAAAGACTTTTTAGATAAAAGTAAAAGCTTTCAGGTTAGGTGTAAACAACACTTCTCGGAAGGGTATGAACTAGATAATAAGGATCTTATTATACCCCCTTACTCTTTAGGGGTTTGGCTTGGAAACGGTTCTAAGTCTGCTTTCAGGATCATGGATGCTTCTGACTTAGGTATTGCAAAAAGGGTAAGCGAAGAATTGAATGCAACTTTGAAGACACCATCTAATAGAAAGAAAGAATATTTCAACTTTGTAACTACTACAAAAAATGATTTACTCAATAAATTAAGGCATATTGGTGTTCTAAATAACAAACACATTCCTCCTGACTATAAGTTTAACTCTAGGGAAAATAGAATCCAGTTAATTGCCGGGTTAATAGATACAGACGGAACTTACTCAAAGAAAGACAGGTGTTTTTATTTTTACCAGAAAGATAAAACAATGGCGGAAGATGTAAAGGACATTGCAAGGTCTTTAGGTTTTTATAGTACTTGTCGCCCTCAAAAGATAACTTCAACAAGCTATTCTTCATATAACTCTACTATTTACCAAGTAACGATTTCAGGTGCAATAGATAAGATACCTTGTCAAAAGTCATCAAGAGTACCACCTAGTAGGAAACGTAATGACTGTCTAAAAAGAGAAATTATCATTGAGAAACTTAATGGAGATAAGTACTATGGCTTTACCTTAGACGGAGACGGTAGGTTCTTATTGGGTAACCATATAATCACCCACAATTCTGGTTCTATCAAACAGATTTCTTTCGACGTCATTGGCTTTGCAAGAAACCAAGAGTCAGACGACGAGAAAGAGCGAAACACTATGATGCTAAGTGTACTCAAGTGTCGCTTCACTGGCCAAACCGGCCCTGCTGGTAAGCTATATTACAATCATAAAACTGGAAGGATGCAGGCTGATACAGACAAGTTCATGAGAGTAGAAGAAATAAGAGAAATCTAGAATTAAAAGGACAATACAAGTGAGTGATAATCTGAGGGCGTTACTTAACTTCTTTGGTGGCAACATTGAAGCTATAAGGAGCTTTGTAAATTGGCACTGGGCCATGGGGACTTACCCGGCAGAAACAGCACGAGAAGTGCTAAAGGAGCTAGATAAGCATGAGCAATCAAAGAAAAATTTAGGTGACGTTAAAGATGAGGAATAACTACGGTGGGGCAGGGTAAGGAACCTGCCTCATTAAATAACAAATTAGTCTAATAACTATCTAGGAGATAAGATGTCTGAGAAAAAAACTGTTGAACACAACTACAGGTTCGTAGGGTTCCTGCAACTACTAACCCTGCTGTTTGTGGGTCTTAAACTAGGCCAAGTTGGTGTAGTTGCATCATGGTCTTGGTGGTGGGTACTTTCACCTCTTTTGATCCCGCTTGCTATTATCCTCATCTTCTTTGTGTTAGTTGTCATTTGGTTTTACCTTAAAAAGGGAATGTAACAATAACCCTGATGTAGGAATACAGCATGAAAACCGAAACTATATACCAAGTTGACTATCGAGTTAAGTGTGTCATTGAAAAGATGTCAGGACGCCATTTTTCAGTATGTGAAAAAAACGCAGTATGCAGAAGTTATTGGTTAAGCTATGTTAGGTTGACGAATAAGGTTTCTCCTAAAACACACTTCAACGACAAAGCTCCAGAAAGTCTAATCGCCGTTGCTGATGCATACATTGATCGTGTGGTCAGTCTTAGTAAATCAAATAATCCAAAGGAATACAACGATGGACCTCTTTAACGGCACGACTGACAAGAGTAAAGACTATGTCCCTGATCGATTTGGAAGAGAGATCAGAATAGGTAACCATGTTATTTATTCTAAAGGTGGAATGGATGGACGAATTTATGTAGGAATTTGTCTCAAAGTTCTACCAGTTACAAAAAAGAGATGTAATGCAAAAGCTGAGTTAGGGCTCTTCTACCTAGGTGACGAGAGAATAGACCAAAAAGTTCTGTTTAAGGTAACCCCTTTTTCTAAACGGACCCTCATCCTAGCTGAGGACTGGCTAC